AGCTTGAAAACTTGTCCGCGACTTCAAGAAAAACTTGATTTGAATCTCGCAAATTGCCGTTTGCATCTTTTACTGCTACGCCCATCAAGTTAAAAACACGCTCGCCTTCTGACATGTTCTTTGACATGATGCCGATGGCCTTTGCAACAGCATCCAGATTTGTGCCATTAAGCTTTGCCATCTTGTCCAGTCCACCAAGCTCATTGACAGTCAGCCCGGTAATCTTGCGCAGGTCGTTTAACTTGTAACCAACATCAACAACGTTTTTAACAAGCGCGGCTATACCGGCGAAACTCAAGCCAATACCGATTGTGCCGAGAACTTGGTTAATCGAATTAACGGCCCCGCCAACGGTGCGCTTGGCATTGTCCATGTCGCTTTGCAATCGCGCCATAGATGCAAACATCTGCAATTCAAGTTGTCCAACTACCATTTAAACACCTGCCGCTTTTCGGATTGATTGCTTTAAGCGCATGGCTTTACGCCATTTCGCCGACATGTAATAAGGTGCGTCAGACCACGGTGTTTCGGCATCTGATTTGCGGAATTCGTGGCTGCTAGATAGATATGTATTACTCAATCTCTTGATCGTTTGCGCTTCCCAGGAAGAAAGATCAATCCCTGTGTTAGCCATCCAAGCGTAAATTTCTAGGTGCGTTATAGACGATTCGCTTGTGGCAACACCTAAATCAATAAGATATTCAAGAACGTGGAAAGCCTGACACTCCGGCATTTCCACCTCTTGATTGTCGCGCTCGAATTCAGCGCGTCTTGATATTTCGCCCCCATCAGGCGTGGTATTCAGCCACGCGAGATGACCAACATATATTTCTAGCTGGTCTGCGAGGGCTTTATAAAATTACTCCAATCATTCAATTCCTTTGTGACTTGATCAGCAATGAAACCAATTGAACGATCACTATAAATAGCTAATGACAATTCAGTTCCGGCCAAATCATCAACTTCCACGTTTTCCCAACTATGAGTACAATCAGCAAGGAAAACGGACATTTCTTGCTGCGTTTGCTCGGCGGTGTGGTTAGTCTTGCCCTTCCGCTTTAGTTCATCCAGCATCCGGTTGTTTTTCTTGGCCTGAGCTTTTGCAAACTCTTTAGAACCCGGGCCAAACAAAACAACAACACACGGCAGTTTCTTGGCTCCGTCTGAGTACAGCAAATTGTCCTCAGCGTCACGCAAATGCAAGCGCTTGGTTTCTGCCACAGCCAGTTTTCTTAAGTCCATAGTTATCCCCTGAGAATTAAGATGCGGCAACAATTACTGGGTCTTTACACACGCTGATTGTTGCGGTGCGTTTCATGAACGCGCCAGATTGTGCTTGCGCTAATTTCCAACTGGAAACCAACACATCCAAATAATGAATCTCGCCATCTGGGTAAGTGATTTTCATTGAGTAGTGGTTAGCTGAGGATGCCGCAGCCTTTAAAATTACCTGGCCTGCATCTGCTGGCATATCCGCCACAACCACATCACCAGAACCGTACTCGGCTGTTCCTTTTACGTATTCAACAGCTCCATTAATCGGTGTGAATTTATTGACTTCTCTGTTTGCGCCGATTTCTGGGAAGGATTCAACGCGACCGATTGTCGTGTAAGTTATGGTTGTTGCACCGTAACCGGATGAGTCATAGGTTGCAGGTAAGGATGCGCTAATTGCATAAGTTGCATCTGTGAAGCTTGCTGCCGATGAATGTGCTGCCATAGTATGTTTCTCCGAACCGCCTCACGGCGTTTGGTTAATAAAAAAGCCCGGGTACTCTCACGAGTAAGCCGGGCTACGGTACTGCCACAACTTAAAATCTATCTATAAAATCTCACTACAAAATCAATTGATTGCTCAAAAATATCGGGTTCGTCATAATAAAGATCAGGGCCATCGATATCATGTGTAATGCTGTCAACTTGAAATGAATTAATTGTCCCCCTGGTCGATACGATGGCAGACCTTATCAATCCAATGATTGTTTTTTGGCTCAAATAACTTGCGGCATGTACTGATACCTGAATGCGTTCAGTAACAAGCTGTGTGCCTGTGCGCTTTATCATCGGCATTTCAACGCCGCTGATTTGTCTTATGGATATAGCCGGTATGGTTGTTGTTACTGGTAATACGCCACTCACGATGCGCGCCGCTGGAACTGCCGCTATTAAAGGCGCGTTATTAACGAGCGTGTATCTGATTACCGCCACACCACTCATTCTTCTTCCACCTCAATTTCAATGCCAGCTGTATTAAGACCGATCTTTTTTGCTAATCTCTTCTTAATGTATTCACCAGCGCCAACAATCGCAGCAGCAGCATTTGCATCCAGAGCTGGCCGCATAAATGGCCTTGGACTAACACCAGGATGGCTGACTTCCCCTTTGCCATTTTTAGACAGGCTATGAGGGCGCGTGCCAAACTCGACCATGTGCGCATAAAAGACAACAGCCCCAGTCTTGCGCGCCTTGCCGCCTGCCTTGATTGATGCTGTTACTTTCCCACCCCTGTTATCTATCCGCGAAGACACTCTGATGCTGTCTCGTAGTGCCCCTTGATAAAGGTTGTATATTCTTGCGCCTTTCCCCGATGGCTCGCCAACAGGAACACCTGCTTTTGCAGCAGCCAGAATAGGCTTCGCACCTGCGAGCAATGCCGCACGCATCACATTCGCTTCCATTTTTGCCGGGATTTGATCTAAAAATGCTTGCAGCTCGGCAAGACCTTTTACATTTATATCTGCCATGATCAGACTGTGTACGCCTCAATCACGCATTCAATGTATTGATGTTGGCCGAGTTCTGCTGGCCCACCTACGATCTGATGCGTAATGCCGTCAATAACAATCCGCATCGATGAATCTAAATCCCTGCGATACCGCGCTCGCCATCGTTTTTGCTTAGTACCAATAACCAGGCCATTTTTAACGGCTTCAGATTTGCTCGGCAAAACGTCCTGAATGTTGCACCAAAGCACAGCAAGCAAGCTCCATGACTCGACCGGCGAGCCATAGGTGGCATCTTGCGTGACCGTTTTCTGCTCAACTCGGCAACGCCTATCCAAACGGACGTTCATTTCTTGCGCTCTCTCAGTCCACGCGATATATTCTCTACATGCTCTGCCGTTAGCGTTCTTCCGCGCAACTTTGCAGCTATCTTTTCTCTAACTTCAATCGGTATAGCTATACCTTTTCGTCCGGTCGGTTTACCCTGGTGAGCTAGAGACATCTTCAGTCGAGACTCTGCGCTATGTTTTTTACCCTTATTCCATGCAGGCTTCCCTTTATGGGATTCTGATAATTTGGCGCGAGTTTCTGGAGAATGCGTCTTCCCGGTATTTGCTGTCGCTATTTTATTCCGCCATTCCACTGAGAATGTTTTTCCTTTATTGTTAGACACACGCCCTTTTATAGCGCGACAAAACTTTTCCTTGGTCTCCGCTGACATCTTTATCCCAAGTCGCGCAGCGGACTGCTTTGCTCTTGTTTCTACAGATGTCACATAACCGCTTGACCCTTCCCCACCATCGGTTAAGTTCGATAATATATGGCCACGTTTGCGTAATATATCAATCAACTCCATCTCAACAAGAAAAGATAGTTCTTCATCCATATTCTTGGCAATAATCGACACATCCCGTCCGCCATCTTTGGCAACGATTCTTTTCCAATAGTTGTTTCTGCGACTGTGTGAGTGCGACCGGCTACCACTTCCTTTCCCCACATAAAACGGTTCGCCTGTAGTTAATCGGTTGTGAATGTACACATAGAACTTTTCTTCACCTGCTATAATTCGATTAGTCATTACCGCAACTCCTCCAAGAGTTAGGTGGTGATTAGAAGTCACGCAACGTTTCAGCATTGCGTGACTTCGTTCATTATACCATTTTGTCCTTACGCTTTTTTACCTGCGGGAACGTAGCCGCGTCAACTAACTCTCCGCGTCGAGGTGGCCTGGTTCCAGGCTTCTGATTTTCAGAATCAATTTGTTCAACTTCGATTCCTTTTGATTTTAGTTCGTCGATTATTTGTTTTAATCCCTGTGTCAGCCCATAAAACCCAGTTTCACGGTGAATTTCCTCATATCTCGCACAATCAAACCCCAACAGTATGATTTTTTTTGCGCCAGCAAGGTATGCAATACGTATCGCGGCGAGCGCGTTGTTGCGGATTTCAATTGTTTCAGTAGGGGAAACTTGAACGCGCTCGTACATCATGCCTGGGTAGAGCGCATCATAATCAGGATGCTCCACACCGATCACGCGCATTCCTTTGAATCCCCAATTGTCCGCTTCTTCCCAAAAAGGGTGATGCGGATCAAGCGCAACAAACATATTTGCCCACGGCGCAAACTTGATAGAGCGATTAACCGCTATTGTTTTATGCCCTTTAGCCGTTGCCGCCAGTTCTTCCGTCATGTCCGGCCCAGCGCCTAAGATTGCTACCGTTTCGCCATGCCACATATCGGCGGGTATTTGCCAGGGTGTTGTCATGTTTTAAACTCCAAAGACACGCTCTGCATCAAGCATGCCATCAATGTACGATCTCGGAAACTCTGTAACTATGTCGCCGACATTTACAGGATCACGATTGTCATAAGCATGTTTTACTTGCATCATGATCCAATGTTTAATGGATTCAGGAACGTCCGCAGCACCACCGTATCCGGCAACAAAACGCACCTTTACCGAATTATTCTGCTCGCGCGCTGTTGGCCATGTTTCGTTGCACGCGGGCGTTATACGCGCCGGGGTGCTTACTGCATCAACCAAATACAGGCTAGGGGATAGAGTTTGCTCAACCCCAGCCGTATCAATGTAAGTAATAGCTGTAACAGATTGAAGCGGCGGTAACAATATTCCCCAAGGCGGAAAACTATCAAGATAGAGGTCAACCGTCTGCGTTATCAAATAACGTTTTAAAATAGATTCCGCTTTGCGTCTCATTGCAGCGATCAGCAGACGCAATTCAGGATCGACGGTAGTATTTGCGCTTGGCGCTTCAGATCCAAGAGATGAATCTGCGATATTGTCCGTGTAAGTCGTTGTTGTATTGTCGGCAATCGTGGTAAGCAGCAAGTAAGTTGACCCACCGGCCGCTGTTCTGTAAATCTTCCGTGAAGTGACGATTGCCCCCCCGACAGGTATTGCGGAAAGTAATACTTTGCCATTCACTGTTTTATTAGCAACCGTGACTGATTCCGATATGTCGCCAGCCTGAGTCTCGCCGTCAGCAGTAACAAAAGTCACAACGTAACGATGCGCGCCATTATCAACATTGCCAGCACCAGAGCCAAGCGCAACAGTTAATGCACCCGGCGCTGGTTCCTGATTAACCGCATCGATTCGGCAACGAGTCATAACTTCAGCGGCAGTTACCGGCTCAGTTGCAGGTGCTGTGTAGACAAGATATGCCATTTTCTACTCGACAACGATATGAAAAGTACCAGTCTTTGCATTCCCGCCGCTGGCAATGTCAATTTTTACCCTGTCATTTGCAAGCACGATTTTATCTAGAACGGCATAAGTAGCAGCGTACAAAGACGCTACGCCAGCTGTGCTATGCGTGGCTTGCCGAGGCGCAACAGTAACCGATGCATTAACATCAAGTTGCGTCCAGATCGTTTCGCCTGTCGCTTCTGACGTGATAGTAAAATCAACGCCCGATGCAAAATCGGCTTTAACGTATCTGATTTGTGATATTTTGCCTGTTATCGTCTCGCTGTACGCTGTTGCCGAACCGTCAGCTATCGTAGTTACTTCAACAACATGCCTTTCTGCGTAACTCATAGCTTAATTCGCCGCAACAATACCAGCACCTTCAAGGCGAGCCTCAACTTCAGCTAGGCGCGTTTGCAGGTTTTTGATAACGTATAACAAAGTGATCATTTCAGCAGCTGATGCCAACCCGTAAGCGTTTGTGTTAATTACGGCTTGTAGCGCATAATCCGGCGTTCCAGCAGCATCGGCAATGGTGATAGTCGATAACTGAGTGGTTAATGCAGCACCTTGTGTACCGCCTACCGTTATCGTGCCGCCTGATTCAATATTAATTGAGCCACCGGAAGCCACAACCAATTCATCCCCGCCTTGCTTCAAATACACTTTTGCGTTAACTGTAGTGTCAGTCATAGTTAATCCTCTTTAAATCCCCGCCGAAGCGGGGCTTGAACATTAAGCTGTTACGGTATCCGACAGAATCACAGTAGAACCTTGTGTGATTGGCGCATTTGTTGGATTGTATTGGATGGCTATCACGCTATCGAAAGGCGCATCAGCGGTAACGTGGAATACCTGCAATTCTATAAATTGCTTGTTAACTTCCGTTACATCCAGAATCACCAGCTTATCGTCGTAAGTAGATGCGCCAGCAGTGCCACTCACCAGCGCATTCGTTACAAGAGCCATTGCGCCAGTGTCATTCGTTGTGGCCGTTGCTACTTTCAGCGACACTACAGAAGTATCAAGCACGTTCCCGAATTCGGCGATAAAGCATACGTTCTTGAAACCAGCCATATCTAATATCGTGCATTTGGTAGGCGTTGCGGATGCAGCACCCGCGCCACCAGCACTAATACGTGTGATCTTTACGTTATTAAGTAAATTGTTCAGCATTGTTTTGACTCCTATTAAGATGCGGCAATTTTCAGTTTGCGGATGGCTTCAGGCAACACAACAGCGGAGCCTGAACGCTTGCGAGCGCGGAATACAACAAGACCGTTGTCGGCTTCTGTCATGTAGTCAGCCTGGAAGCTGATCCCTACGCGATCAACAATTTTGTAACCGCGACGAAAATCGCCATAGATGACAGGATACGTACCCGCCGAAATATCCGGCATGTCTGGCATTTCAACGTAACGCACGCCATTAATTGTGTTAGGTGACGCATTGGCAATGCCAGGAACCCATAAATATTGCCCCGCACCGTCTTTCAGTTTTCTGATAGCGCCAAGCGTTGCGCGATTCATGCCCAACAAAGCATTCGCGGCATATGCGGTTTTGATTGCGTAAATAAGACTATGCAGTCCGTCAGCAGTGATTGCAGCCGCAGCGCCCGATGCTGTGTAGCTAATGTCGGCATTCGTAAGGATACCTTCACCTTGATTCGCAGCACCCAGTCCAGATATGTATTCAAGACCTTCCTTAACAGCGAATTGCTCTGAAGCGTCCTCTCGCAGTTCTGCCAGCAAGTCATAACCTGAATCCTCAAGCATTTGCTGAGATATAGCGATTCGCGCGTACATTTCAGGCGCTTGAATCTCGATCATGCCGTAGGTTGGATCGCCGGTATTAGTGCGTGCAGCAATTTCACCAACCCGCGTAGCAGACCCGCTTCCGGTTTTCTTCGGCTGCTTCAGGCTTGCACTGCCAATCGTGCGAACGGTCGCTAATGATCTCATCGGTGTCATTTCAACCACGTTCTTAATGATCGCGCTTTCCATTTCAGGTGGGGCTAACAAATAACCAGCCGACACATCATCAGACTTAACGATGGTGTTCATGTATTTATTAACAATTTCCATGTCAGCAGCGTTACGCTCATTTGCTGGACGGCGCATTACACGATCAAATGCCTGGTTAACCTCTTTGTGCTGGTCTTTAGTAACACCAGCGCCAGGACGGTTCAGCAGCTCCTCAAATCGGTCAAGCTGCTCTTGCATGGCTTTTGCTTGTTGCTCGCCTAAAACCAATTTTTGGTTTGCAGCCTCGTACTTATCGAAAATTGCGTTGATCTTTTCCATTTTCGATTCAAGCAAAGAATCACGTTCTTTTAGATTCTTGTCATTCGCGTCCTTGAATTCGTTAAATGCGTGCATTACTGTCTCAATAGCGTCTTTTTCAGCCATTTCTGATCACCTTTGGGTTAAGTTTTTGATAAATTCGGCCAGTTTATTGGCCTGATCTACGGTAAAACCATCGTCACCATCACGGCAATCTTGGCCACCAGTGCATACCAGACCGGCTATGCGTTTTGCCTGTTTAACTGAGAAACCTTCTACGTCACGCAGAATTCGTTCAATTTCCCGGGCATTTGGTACGTTTTCATCGTTTTCTAGTAAGAAATCAGGCGTATGTGCATATAAAGCTAAAATATTAGACTTTGCGGCTTTTTCCTTGCGTTTTGCGGGTATTACAGCATCAGCGAAGCCAGCATCGACAGCCGCTTGACCTTTAAACCAAGTCTCTGCATTTACCCATTTCTCAAGGCTCTTGCGATCTTTACCGGTTCTGGCAGCATAGATATCAATAATTCCAGATTCCAAAGAATCCAAAACATCAGCTTCCTTGCGCATTGATTCAGCATCACCCATAGCCATCGACCACGGCTTGTGAATCATCACATGCGAGCCTTCAGTAATGTTGATCTGGTCTCCAGCCATCGCAATAACCGAAGCAATGCTTGCCGCTATACCGTCAATATTCATGATGACTTTTGCCGGATGGCGATTAAGCGCGTTATAAATAGCCTGACCTTCAAATACAGACCCGCCGCCAGAATTCAAACGAACATCAATAATGCTCACATCAAGCTCAGAAATTTCACGCGCAAATTCATCAGCACCTATACCGTCCATCCAGCCGCCGCCGATATCCCCATACAAAAAAACCTCAGCGTTTTGGTCTGAGGTTTTATTTACGCGCCACGTCCCCGGCGCAAGATTGCGGTATTTACTCGCCATTATTTGTCTGTCCCGTTGTTTGTGGTGTGCCCTGTGCAATGTAATATTGATCGCCATCCTTATAAGGATTCATGTCCTCAAGCTCACGAATGCCGTTCGGATTCAATGCGCGCATTTGGTACATTTTCCAGTAGAACTCAGCGCGATCTTTAGCGGCTCCGCGCATCAGTCCGTTAGCATTAAATTTAGAATAATAACCGGCGGCGCGCTGTTCTTTGGTAAGCAGGTTAGCATCAATGCTTTGTTCTAGCCGCGTGTACCAGGGCGATAGTGTATGTACAACGTGGGCCAAAAACATCTGTTCTGCGCTGGCATAAGTACTGGCTTTGTCAGACTGCCCGATCATGATCGGCATCACACGAAATGCGCGACATATTTCTTCAATCTGGAAACGCCTGTTTTCAATTGTCTGCGCATCAACGCCAGACATTGTGATCGGACTAAACTTGCTATTGCGGTCAAGAATTAGTGGTGAAAACTTATTTTCGCCGCCAATTTTGCGCATTACCCAGTTATTTAGTGCTTTGTACTGATCCTCGCTTAGTTCGCCCTCAACGCTCAACAAACCAGTACTTTGCACTCCGTTTGCATGTAACTTATTCTGTGTTGCTTCCATATTTAAAGACAGCCCTATGCATTCGCGCGCGTACTTGATCGCTTCCATTCCAACGTACGTTTTCCAGCTAGGGCCGCGCACGTGCCATATCGTCTCTGGCGGGAATGTTTTCTGCTCCCCACTTTCTAGCACTACTTTATAAGTCAATCTGCGCTTATCGTCGACATCAGGCATAACTGTGCCTGGTTCAAAAGGAATTAAAGACCTTAATTCACCGCGCACGATGTTTTTGAATGCGTAGAAATTTCCAAGCAACCCGGCCTGAAAAATCAAGTTTTCTCGGAATTCAAATGATGTTTGCCAATCGTTGGGCTTTAAATACAAAATGTCGTATAGAGGGAAATCTTTTGCCGGTTGTTTCGTGATCCCGTCCTTAGATTGATAAATCTTCAGGGGAACTTGCGCAACGCCCTCACCAATAACGCGCAGGCAATCGAACACCGTTGTGACAGCAAGAGCCTTCTCTACCGTGACAGATACGCCGGATGCGGACGGGGAGATTAAATCAGCCAGTGGATTGTCAATCCCAATAGCGTTATTTCGGTCCGCAACGCGCGGCCTGAATAGATTAGAAACTATACTCACCTGCTAGCTCTTCCCATCGCAACACCGCCAACTATTAATAAAGCACCAATAACAGAATATGAAAGAGGCTCCGAATACAACCACAATCCATAACCAAGCAATCCCAAACCTGCAAATGTTAGAAAATCAGGCAAAAATCTCATGCTGCTGTGTCCCAGAATGATTTTACTCTATCTATTTTTGTCGGCATAACACCAACAGCCATAGCCAACGCAACCATTCCGTCTATGCGACCTGATGATTTTTGTTTTCCTAATTTACGATTCCCCGTTGAATCTGTTATTGTCACCGCATTCGATGCACACATCGTAAGCACTGGATGCTTCCCGTGACGTAATTTATTTCCAAGCCGCGAGTCAGCGTTTAGAAATCTGATACTTAATCAGCGCGTAGCGTCATCAAATCCTTTTGTTTCGCGGCAAATATGGGCGAACAATGGCGACATGCCGCACGATATTGACGGCAGGGAAGTCTACGGCGGTCTTGATCTGTCTAGCGTGTCAGATTTAACAGCATTGGTGCTGTTGTCGCCGCGTGAAAATGGTTTT